AGCGGGATTAGGACCAGTGTTTTTAACAGCACGAGAGGAGTATGCAGCACCGCTGCGCTTGCTATCACCTGATACCATCTTGCCGCCATCAGAGCGACCATCCTGATACTCTTTCTCAGACTGACCGTGCTTACCCTTGTAAAGCTCGTCAACTTGCTCAACGTCTTCCTTCTTAAACTGAGGATGATCGTCCAGTTTCATACCACGCTTCTTCTCAAGACGCTTCTTCTGCTCAGCAGAATTGTTGCCACGGATGTTTACTTCCTCTTCCTTGACACAGTTAGGGACTTCCTTGCCACCCTTCTTCTTAGTGCCTTTTGCCTTGTAACCATCCCAGCAGGTTGAAGCACCCACATTCTTGCGAGCTTGCTTCAGACCTTCCAGCATCATGTTGTGGAGATCTTCGATGTCAATGCCGACAACGGATTCGTTTTTGGTAACACCGATGTCACCTGCATCCTTAGCAGTCTTTTCACCTTTCTTACCGACGACGATGTAGCGACCATCTGATTTCTTACCAGTGATCACATACTGAGATCCGCCTTGGGAGACGACACGACCGACGTTGCGGTCATCTTTGTGCTGGTCCTTCTTCTTTTGGATTGCTTCGCGCTCAACAGGGAAACCAGCGTAACCCTCAACAACTGGCTCCCAGTCATTGAAGACTTCCATGACCTTCTCAGCACCTTTCTTCAGGCGAGCAGTGGGGAGGTCAGATCCCTCTTCGATTGACTTGAGGATTCTGGTCTGCTCGTCCATGGTGTAACCCATCAGGGCAGAAGATACGAGAATTTCTAACGTCATTTTTCTTAAGGTCGAATGAATTCGATAATACTATTTAGTTGCAGCAGTTTTTCTAATCTCAGTATTGAATTGTGAGAATTTCTTGGTTGCCTGACCAGGGGTCATGTCCTGCAGTGCCATACGATATGCATCGGTGCCAACTTTCCAGGTGTTACCGCTGCCATCATCAGCAGAATAGTTGCTTTGATCCTTGGTAGTATCAGCAGCAACCTCTTGCTCATGCTCAGTAGGCTCATTGACTTCAGACACATGCTGCAACCATGCACGATGCTCACTGCCATCAGGCATCTCAAAGATCACATAGTTTGTGCCACGATGGACAACTTTACCACGGAGACCACTGTCGTCATGCTCCACCAGGGCACCGACCTTGAAGATATGGTCGAGCATATAGTGGTTACGGAAGGCATCGTAGTCCAACTTAGGAGCATACTCCCAGAGGGTTTGCTCGTGGATCTCGCTCTTCTTCTTAGACTTCTTAGGTGGTGGTGTCATGCCCTTCAGGACATCCTGCATCAGTTGCTGACTGTGCTTAGTGGAATAACCCTTTGGCATTCCTGCATGAAAAGACTCGTGGTCACCGCCTTGTGCGTGTGCTCGCATCTTACTGGCAGAGAGATTCTCAATAGGGTCATCACTGTCATCAGCGCGAGCACCTGCAGACTTGATGTTAATAGACTTGAAATCATAATGCACACCATTATATTTGTTGGTGAGTGATTCAAACTCTTTCACACGGTCATCACCCACAACCATGGTTACATGCTCATGCCCTTCGTCATGCAGGTCACGAAGGATGTCAAAGATGTTTCTATGTGCTTCGTTGTTTTGGATCTTGTCCTTATGATCCTTAAACATACGACGCATATGCTCTACTTTCTGGTGAGCCGATAAAGGATTTTTCTTATGGTCCTGGCTTCTGCTGGGGTAGATACGATAGTTACCCGAGTCGCCGCCGTGCGCTTTGACCGCATCCAGCAGCTTGCCATGACCAGCGTGAGGAGGATTAAACCTCCCAAAAGTAATGGCGACATGCTTGTCCTCTAAACCTTTGGATGATGCTGAAGGTTTCTTGCCTGTAGCAGATGTCTGTGGCTTCTTGGTTGCCGACTTGGTTGCTTCTCTCAGGAATTCGATAAATCTCATTTGCCCCAGTCTTTTGCTACGGTAAAGTTTGCTCGTGAAAACTCCAGTCTATCAACAAGTTTCATAGCGGTGCCATCCTTGATGGCCACAAATCCTTCTGGACTCGTGACTCGGTAACCATTCTCATCTTCTAGAAAGGTCCCGACACCTTGAATTTTCTTCAACTTATTTATCACCTGCTCTTTGGCAGCGATAAGGTTTTTGAATCCGCTAAGTGCGGAAAACATAACAGACTTATTATTATTTAGGTATTTGATTGCGTCTGCCCTACGATCTTCCCACTGCTGACGTGCTTTGTCAGTCTTTTTCTTAGCAATCTCTGCCTTATAACGCATGTCAACAAAGGAAAGAAACCCTCTGTGCATAGCAGCAGCGTTAGTAGGGATGCGACCAGACTTGATCACTTGGTTGAAATAGATCTTAAAGAGTGCGGTGTATGCAAACGATCCCTTGCCCTCCTGAATAGCATTGAGGAAGGACTTACCAGCGACAAGGTTACGTTGAGCAACGTTGATGCTGTTGTTGAGACGGTTACGCTCAGCAGCACTGAGGTTTGCCACACCGTTGGTATTCTGGAAGGTGGCAGAGAAGACTGCGACCTTCTTATTACTCTGCATCTTGGACACATCCACACCGAAAGATGCATTCATCTCAGGCAGAGAGGGACCAGTGTAGCGGGTGTGGAAGACGATGCCCAGGTCAGACACTGCAACCTTCTTACCCAACTCAGTCGCTGCCTCAACACAGTAAGTGATGGTGTTGGGTTTGAATTTGTAACACACCTTACCACCCATCTTGACCTTGGGAGGAGTGCTGGTGTAGAGCAAGTCACCCTGCACAACTCCTGTGATGCCAGTGTCAGGCAGGAGTTTGAGGCACTGCTTCAGTTTGTCAGCGATGGGGTGGTTAGGATAGTAACGATCCACATCAGCATTGGTGTAGCAAGGTTTGGGCTCAGTCTTAGCGAAGACACTCTTGGTGCCCACGAAGAAGAGATTCAACACAGGGTCAACACCACAGATGATAGCAGGAGCACCGTCCCACTTGACCGTGACCTTGGTGGCACTACCACCACTACCCGTGCTCAGCATGTCCCTGAGGGACTTGAGAAACTCGATTGAATTCTTGGCACCGACGAAACCTTGGTTGAAGATGTCGTCCTCTAGGTGCTCCAGGTGTGTGTTTTTTGCCATGGTCCTATTCTATCATGCCAGCAGGTAGTTGAGCAAGCCTTGTTTCAGTTCGATATCTGTCGTAGCTGCCTTGGATCCCGTGAAGGTCAGATTCATGTCCCCTGCCTTACGGATGTTGAAGAAGACCTTACCCCGATTCCAGTCCCCATCATTCAGGTTTGCCTGGTAGAAATTCTTACCAGCGATCAGCGACTTAGCAGCAGTGACAGAGGCAGAGTCTGCGTTAAGACGGTCTGAGATGCCCCTTGCCAGGCAACTAGACAAGGACTTAGGTAGGTTGTTGATCAACTCCTTAGCAGAAGACTCCCTACCATCACCACCCTTCATCACATAGGTGCGGACAGCAGTGGCAACGTGTGCATACTCTGGTTTAATCTTGCCAGACTTGAAGTTTGTATAGACATCGTAGGGATTACTGATGTCGTTTAACTCCAGGATATGTTTAATGCCATACTCATAGACAATCTTCTTACCCTCACGAGCAGGATTAGGATACTTCGATGCAATCTCAGTAAGATCTTTCAGCACACCATTAGGAAGTGTGCTCTTATTCTTAATAGCAACAGGCATGATGTTGGCAAAGATAGATGCCTGAGCACCCTTACCAAACTTAGATGAGATGGGGATGATAGTCCCGTCATGACATAGGAATGCTGAGTCAACACCAGCAAATGATGGATCATCAGGGACGATGAAGCATTTGATGTTGCTCTGCTGCCATGGACTGATTGATGTATGGCCTGTTACTTTATTGAGACCCAAATATCCAATCAAAACCTCACCAAAATACTTACCCAACTCAGTCTTTTGTGAGGGAGTGATGCCCTCTTGCCAGACAATGTTGTAGTCACCTCTGAGATTGTCCTTAAAATAGTCAATCATTTGGTCAGTGACTGCCTCAGGGACAGATGGCTCATTGTCTAGACCGTAAATGACTGCATCATACAACTCCCTAGAGTCATAGAAGCACTTACATTTGACATCTTTCTGCCCCTGTAGGACAGGGACAACCTCAATATCACCCTGTGCGATGAGTTTAGTGGCATCGATATTCATCTTGCCAGCAGATCCACCACGCCCAGGTTTCTCTATGCAATCAATATGGAATGTGTAGGGTTTATTCTTATACAGGATATCCAGTCTGCCAGTAGGAGGATATGAAGTCCCACCCACCACAGTAATAGGCTCACCATGTGCCAGTGTGAGTCCTGTGTCAGTTTTATTCTTGGTAGCAGTTGCTTTGGAGTTTGCTTTTACAAACGTCTCAAGATTCTGCCCCTTGAAATACTTTTCCCACTTGTTTATACCAGTTGTTGCCATTAAAAAAGAGGGGTCTTTACCCCTCTATTTAGATCAGATGTCTCCAGGTGCTCGATTCTCTGAGTAGTTGATGTCAAACATACCTTCAGGGTATCGTGCTGCCAGTTTGAGAGTGTTGATGTAGAGCACTTCATCCAGTCGGACATCCAGTGCAAGACATGCCTGAGCAACATACCACATGATGTCACCCAACTCTTTGGTCAGGTGCTCTTTGTTTGCCTCATCATAAGGTTTGCCTTGAAACTTGAGTTTCTTGACGATCTCCATAAACTCACCTGCTTCAGCAGACATACCAGAGGCAGCAGTATCAAGACGTGCGATGTTGCACTTTGCTTTGTCCAGGTCACGATACCGCTCGATGAGCGTGTTGAGATCCTTACTGGGCTCAGAGGTCACACGGTCAACAAACTGAGCATACTTGTCCAGGTCAACAGTAAACTTCTCAGGACCAGGAGTCTTTTTCTTCTCGTCACGCTCTTTCAGTTTCTTGTCAAGACGCTTCTTAGTGCGAGGAGCACCCTGAAGATGCTCGGGTGAAGCAAAATCATCAACCTCTTTGGGCACACCGTCAGCAACGTCTTGTGCGTTACTCACATTCTCATCCACCTTGTCACGGGCAGCAGAGTTGATTGCTTCTGCTGCCTGATCAGCAGCACCATTGTCGTTTGCTTCGTTAGTGAATTTGTCTTGTGCCATAATCAGATCTTGAATCCAGTAAACTTCTCTTTTGTTTCAGTGAATGCCACAGGGGCATCAGGTATACTGCCTGCATCAATGATGTTGTCTTGAGCAGACTGATCACAATCATACAGTCTCATCTTCGCTCTGTCAATACCGACGACAAATCGTTTGAAGACTGAGAGATCATTATATCTATTCTTCAATTGCTTCACCATGATCTGACCCATCTGCTCCATGTCCTCCGTAGAGATCAGAGCAAACATAAGGTCAGCAGTAGCAGGCAAACCAAAAGACTCGGATGTGTCAGTAAGCTCCACGTCACTATTGCCGTAACCACTACGAGTTGTTTGAGTAGCAGAAACAATAGGGACGTTAAACTCACCAGCAAGTCCACGCAACTCCTCAGCGATTGCTTTCACATATGTATAGGAGTTGACGATGTTGCCCTTGTAACGAGCACTGGCACAGATGTTGAGGTAGTCAACGAAGATGATGTCAGGTTGGAAACCTTTCTTCAGTGACAACTCATTCAAGAGTGCCTTGAAGTGACCCACATGTGCAGATGCTGTGGGGTATTCTTTGATGACAAGTCTGCCCTGAGTCTTCTTCCTCAGTCCATCAATCTTAGCAACGTAACGATCCTTGGTGAGGATAGGGTCACTCAGTTGTTGGATCGGGAGGTCAAGAAGGTTGGCGTCAATTCGCTCAGCAATTCGTTCTTCTGCCATCTCCATTGTAATGTAGAGAACGTTGCGTCCTTGGAGCAGGATGGAGCTAGCCACATGGCACATGAATAGAGACTTGCCGACGCCTGTACCAGCAAGCGCGATGTTAAGAG